TCCTGAAGGAAGCTTACATCCTTAAACTCCGCGAAGGCCTTGTCGTTGTTGTCGCCCCGGTACGAGAGCGAAAAGGGAGCAAGGAAGTCGCTGGGGGCAGCCAGAAACTGATTGCCAATGGTAGCGTTGGCCGTGGCGTTTTTGCGGAACAGGTTCAGCTGCACACTCTTCATAATCCGTTCTTCCGACAGGCGGATGAACAGGGGAAGGTTGTTCACGAAGGTGGTCTCTGTGGTCTCGAGATAGTCCTGCAGAGCCTGCTTCAGCTGGCCGTATGTAAAGCTCATGTGATCTCCACCGTGACAAAGCCGAGGCTGACGACCATGGGATACACAGGCGCAACCGGCGGGAATACGGTATTTCCAACGGGGACGTAGACGTGCCCAGCCTCAGGGTCCGGGCGCGGATTGCGCAGCGCCTGCGGATCAGGGTAGGCCTTTGGCGGGAAAAGCTGCGGGTGCTTCGGGTCAAACTCGTCCGGGCCCACAAGCAGCCCGGTCCACTCCTTGCGCATGTCGCGCAGGCGGAACCGAACGCCGGAGCGATCCGAAATTCCCCAAGCCTTTTTACCGCTGGCAAACGACATCAGAACCTCAAGTATGCTACGTCGGGCTGCAGCTTCAGCGGGACGCGATCTTCGTCTTCCTCGGACGCGCGGGCGAACTCTTCGTCGTAGATCGCCTTGAGCATGGCCATCCGCTCCGGGGCCCGCTTCATGGCAAGATAATAGGACAGGCCCGCAACCATGCAGGGGTAGAAGCGCCACGGCATGTCCGTGGTGTTCTGCATCGTCCCTGCGTCCTGAATGCGCCGCACGTAGTAATAAACCAGCTGGTCTGTCGAGTTCTCAGGAACCTGCCACAAGTTGATGACCGGGGAAATCTTCCGGTCGTAGTAGAACTGCGACGGGCGACCCTGTGCGGTCTTGTTGGGCAGCAAGAAGTAGTCGCCGCGGCTGATCCGTTCGACCTCGTAGTCCGTACCTGAACGACGAAGGACCATCTCCAAGATGTCCGCGTGGTCTGCGCCGACCGTATAGGTCGCCGTGCCCTGTGTGACGGTGATCGTCGCTTGGGCCACGGTCCACAGGTTGAGGCCGCGGTTGGCCCACTCCGCGAACATGAGGTTCAGGGACCTCCGGGCCGTGCGCGCGTCGTAGCCCGTGCGGACCTCAAGCCCGCAGCGCTCATACGACTCTTCGATCAGCTCTCCAACGTCTAGGTTGAACGTCGCGGTTCCGGAGGTTGTCATGGCTTACTTCGAGCCTTTCTTGGTACCCTTCTTGGCACCGGAGGGTTTCATACCCATGGCCATGGCTTTGCGCGGGCTGATCATGTCGGCCGAGCAGCCTTTACCGCCCTTTTTACCGTAGCTCATCACTTCTTCCCCTTTGCTGTTTTGGCGGACTGCCGGAAGGCCTTCGCGGTAGGTGCGCCCTTGGTTCCCGGTTTCCGCATCTTCTCGTCAGAACCTGCGGCGATGCGCTTCCGCTTGGCGTTGATGTTAGCATACAAGCCGGGATTTGCCATCGTCTTCCCTCCGGGGTTCTCTATCTGTTTGGACACACTCGAGCGGTTCATGTCAACAATTCCATGCGCGAAGTGACAGGGCCTTGCGGGTGGGTTTGCCCTTCTCGTTCTTCATTGGACCGGGCATACCGCCCATACGGGCACAGAAACTCTTGCGCCGCGCGGCGTCTTTCTTGGTCTTCGGGTTCGGAGCCGGGGGCTTCAGGTTCATACCTTGGGTTTTCGCCGAAGCTCGGCCCTTGGCGTTCAAGCCCCCAGCGGGGTTCTTCCCTTCTTTACGGGTCCACGCTGGGGTCTTTGCCATTGCATCGTCACCCGTAGTAGACGTTGATGGAGTCCAGATTCTCCGCGTAGACGTACACGCCAATCCGAGCGAGGAAACCCTCGCCGGGAAGGTTGAATCCATTGAAGAAGATGTCCGTGGCGGAAGTGTGATAGGTGGCAAGCCAACGGGCGTTATACCCATTCTGTTTGTTGGACACATAACGGCAGACGGTGCTGGTGGCGATAGTCCCGCTGTTGATGTCGGTTAGCGTGAAGGTGTCATTACCCGTTACGGTGATGACGTAGCTCCCGGGAGTCGCGATGACCCCGGAAGCTTCTTCAAAGGAGATGCCCACAACGTCGCCTGTTCTCAGGCCGTGCCCAACGCTGGTCACTGTCACTACGGCCGCGGCCCGGCCATAAGTGGCAGCGGTGGGCGCGACAGTGGTGTCCCAGAACTCCAGCATCCCCGCAGAGCTGGTTCCAACGACGTCGAAAGCCTTGATGCGGGTTCTCGCCTTACGGATAAAGCCGCTGCTGTGGAGGTGTCCGGAAAGGATATCTGACGCGCCCATGTTATACTGCTCCTATTAGGCGTCGTAGCCGAAGATTTCGATCAGCAGACGACCCGCGGTGTAGATTGCGTTAGCGGTGCCCTGACCAACGAGGTAGAGGTACTGGTTGGCAGCGATGTCGGTGCCATAGACAGCCGAGCCAAGCGCCAAGGTTCCGGAGTTGATGATCTGAGTCTCAGTCAGCGCGCTAATAGCGCTGTCTTCGGTGCCCGTTCCTTCGGTGGCCGAGTACAGGTCGATGTCAGTGTCGCCGCCAGCTGGGAGCTCATAGCAGGTCATACGAACACCGAAGACCGTGCCATTGTTTTCTGCCGTGATTCGGGCAATAAAAGAGGGTGTCGCCGACCCATTGGTTCCAATGATGTCACCAGCCGTACCGCCAGAGTTTAGGCCGGTAAGGTCGATCATGATCGAGGTGGTTACGATGCCGTTGTTGCGGGCAACGGAGGTTTCGTAGACCGTACCCGTACCAGCAGTGATGCCAGCGCCTGCGGGGTTTGCGATGCCGAAGCCGAACGAGCCGGTGAGGGTTTCAGCGCCAGTGGTGGGGTTGACGGAGATGGTCTGGAAGCCGTTTTGCGAACGGACGGGACCCGAGAAGTTTGTATTAGCCACGGAGTTTCTCCTTTAGCGGGGTGTAGCGAAGCGCAATTTTTCTGGCGGAGCTTGTATCCGTCCCTACAGCACGACCGCGCGCCGCATAGGTCATGTGTGGATTGTCGACTATATAGAGGATTTTTGCAAGCCTATCCGGGTCCGACAAAACCCGTCTCAGCTGCCCCTCACACAGCGCCTTGCGGTACTCAGGGGTAACGTGTGAAACGTTCCCCTTTTTGGACCCGCTAATGCGTTTCTTGGTCTCGTCGGAGTGGTTTTTACCACGCATGGGGACATGCGCTGTTTTGGAAACGTTGTAGTAGACAGGCGTTTCATCGAACACCGCGTCTCCAGTCAGGAAGGCTTCTTCCAAAGCGTCGAGCTCGGACGGGTCCTCACAGACAACCTCAAAACTATGGCTAAAAGCATGCGCCCCATACTTTAAAAAAGCGTTCTGTAGATGCGGGTTGGGGTGCACACCTCGACGCAGGAGGTTTAAATGGTCCGCGATACGCTTCTTCATGCGCGCAGATTGGCCCACATAGCCCTTGCCTGTGGTGTTGTTCCGTATCACGTAGATACCGGCCTGATCTCTGCTGTATGGCATACTCAACACTCCTTCGGGTCCAAAATGACACAGACTTAATGTAAACGCAAACTAAAAGGGCGAGGTTTCCCCCGCCCTTTAAAACTTGGTGCTCGATCAGATCAAGCGCCAGTGGTTCCGAACACGCAACGCGGATCAGAAAATCCGAAGCTGTAACGTTCACGGCTCTTGTAGCGCATGTTGCCGGTGTCGAAGTCAGCTTCCATGCCAGTGCTCAGCGCGGTGCGCTGGAAGTGGATGAAGCCGCGCGGTGCGTCCGTCTTGATGAAGTAGGCGTCCGGGTCGGTTAGGAAGTCGTTGACCACATAACCTTCCGGCAGCATGCCCATCGAGCGGATGGCGTTCACGTCGTTGTCGGCGGTGCCGACGCGGAGGTTCGACACCATCAGGCGTTCTGCAACGAACTGCAGCTGGCGAGGAATCACCAACTTCGTGCCGCGCAGAGCGACCTTCAGACCGCGTTCGTCAACGAAGCCAGCGATGCTGATCAGAGCGTCCTCGAGCGAGGTTTCGTTCAGGTCGGCGTCGGTGGTCGGCTTGTTGGCGAAGGTCGAGCCGTTGACCAGCGGGTGGTTGGTGGCGCAGAGAGCCACGCCGTCGCCGCCAGCCGTCGCACCGCCAGTGAAGGCGCTGTTCAGGATCGAGGCGGCTTTCACCTGCTTGGTGTGAGCCATCGAACGGGCGAGGGCACGGGTGTAACGGCTGCCGAGGCGGTCGTACAGGTTGTCCTCGATGGCTTCCTCGGTGATCGAGAAGGCCAGTGCGATGGTCTCGTGGTTGTACCGAGCGGTGTAGGCTTCCTGTGCATCGTCATACGAGATGCCCGAGCCTTCCGATTTGGTCGGTGCTGCTCCAAAACCGGACAGCATAACCTCTTCCTCGAATGCACGATCCGAGGACTCGGTGGTGAAGATTTCAGCATGCTGGTTTTCATACCGAGCATACTCCATGCCGAACAGAGCATTGAGACCGGGCTCAAGCTCTTTCGCAAGTTGTGCGCGCGAAATTGCCATTGGTCAGGTCTCCTTATGCCACCGTGCCTTCAGAATCAGCCTGAAGGAGTGCATGGTTGTTGAACATCACGATCATCTGGATGCCTGCAGCCGCGAAGTCTTGGCTGGTCGGATCATCGTAGATGCCGAGAATCTTGAGCGGAAGCGACGCGTTCGAAGCATCGAGCGTGGCGACATCCATGGCTGCCGACGATTGACCCGTGGTGGTCGAGCCCGAAGTGCCCGAGTCGAACTGGGTGTTCTCGAAGATCGCCGCACGAGCCGTGGCCCGGTTGGTGAACGACGCGTCGGTGGCAATCGTAAACCGCTGGGTCGGGTTGTCATAGACATACCCAACGATGTCGAAGTTGGTGTTCGCGCCGGAACCGGGCCAGTAGTTCGACCAAGTTTTCTTTCCAGTCACGGACGAGACATACTCGCAGCCTGCGAATACGCCGAGGTGTTTGTAGGTGTCGCCGGAGGCCGAGCCAGTGATGGCGATATCGCCGCCATTGACCGCGATGACCGGGGAACCGTTGTAGATCGCAGAAGCGCCCGAAGCGATAAAGTACGCGTTCGTACCTTGGCTGTTGGGAGCGCCACCCGCGAGGTTGATCGGGCGAAGCCCGAACGCACCAGAAGAGTTAGGCATAGACGTTGCTCCTTATCAGTCGGACGATTTTCGTCCGCCAAAAGATACCCTGCTCTGCCGCTGTTGGTTAATCGGCATCGAAGGGTGTTGCTCTTTCATCAAGTCCTGATCCACAGCAGCCATCTGTTCGCGGGTCCGGTTCCCGTAAAATTCGGTTCTTTCGTGGGCTGTCTCGACAGGGACGCGAGTCAGAATCAAACCGCCGTTCCCAATGACTCCGGCATGTTTGCCGTCTTCAATGGTGGGCGCTTGGTAGTCCGGGTGCTCTTCCGCGCGAACGGGCTCATAGCCCTGACGCAGACGGTTGAACACATTGCCCTTGTCTTCCTCTCCCCGGATGGACGCGCGCACCCAGCGGTGCTTGTATCCTTCAGCGGGGGCGGGGGCGTCAAGGACACTCGGAGGAGCCCAAGGCTTACGGCGAGACTCAGTCGCGCGGGTATCAGCAGTGCGTGGTGTGCGGTCCATTCTCTCAATCCTTCACGTACTTGGCGTATTCTTCCAGCGGAACGTTCAGCCGTTTCGCGATAGCGACCTGAGAAGGGGTCAACCTCACTGTTCGGCGCTCCTGTGTCGTGCTGCGGGATGCGGAGTTGCCAGCAGGTGCGACCTGACTTCCTCCACCCGGTTTTCTGGCCGCGAACTTCTGCGGAAATTCCGAACGAAGCCTGCGGTCGATCTCAGTATAGTACTCATTCGAGCTCGGGTCAAAGCCTTCGTCCTCGACGAGCGTCTGGTGGATGGCGATTGCCGCAGTCGTCATGATGCGGTCTTCGCCAAACCACTTGTTTTTCTCAGCCCAGCCCTGTGCTTTGGGGTCGGGCTTGACCTGAGGGGCCGCTTGCTGCGTCTGAACAGGGGTCTCCCGTTCGACCCGCTGCGCGTTGGCCGACGCCTCAGACCGCTGCTTGGCAGTGGCGTAGCGCTGCTTCTCCAAGACGATCTTGGAAAGGTCCTCCTGCGCCGCAAGCATTGCGTCAGAGTCGCCGGATTCATAGGCCACGCGGTACGCGCCCTTGACCAGATGCTCTTGGTGCTCCAGTCGAGCGCCGTACTCCGACAGATAACCAGTGTCGAGCGCCTGAACGCGGCTCTTGAGCTGCTGGTTTTCCTCCAGAAGCTTCTGGGCTACGCGAGTGGCCTCCTCCCGGTCCCGCTGCTCTTTGCGGTACTTCTCGGTAATCCGACTGATCCGGGTCTGGACCTTGGTGCTGTACGACGAAAGCTCATCATCGTCATCAGCCGATGACTGAGTGGTCTGGCCTTCCGCAGGGGCATCGGTCTCAACGATGATCTCGGTGCCGAGGTCCTCTTCGTTCTCTGTGCTCATGTCATTCCTCACACATGTTGTACGTCGTCAGGCTCAAGGATGGTTGCGATGATCTCATCGTCATTGATGATGCGAACCTCGCCTCCGTCGATCTTGAACCGCGAACCGGCATATCGGCCGATGCAGACCCACTGGCCTTCTTGGCACCATGGGGTCGCGTTGTCGCCAAACTTGTTGGGGTCCTTGTAGGCCAGAGGCCCCAAGCGCATGACGTAGGCCACGACCGTGGCAAGCGCTTCGCGTTCGCGCACCTGATCAGGCAGGATCAGGCCTCCGTCAGTCTTGGCCTTGCCCTTGTACGGCATGACCAAAATCCTCCAACCTGTCGGCTGGGG